GGCCGCGTAAGTGCGCTCCGCACGCGACACCGCGCGAGCGCTTCGGCGACTCGCGAAGCTCCTCGTCACGCTGTTCGGCACGTCGCCGAGGCAGGCGCGCAGGCTCGTGGCGCTGGCGCCGCAGTCGTGCCGTCGTGGTCTCCATCACGGCCGGACCATCACGCAGAAGCCGAGCGGGGAGCAGTCAGCGTGAGCGCGAATCTCCTGACACCCTGGGATCTCGCGCTGCTGGTGAAGGCCCTCGTGCGCACGGCGCTGGCGCTCTACGGGGTCTCGCACAGCCAACTCGCGCGGCTTCTCGGGCTGGAGTCCACGGCGCGCGTCGACGCTTCGCTCTCCGACGCACGCGACAACGCCGTACCGCTCTGGTGGTTCGCGCACCCGTCGTTCCCCGCGCAGGTGCGCGCCCACGTCTTCGAAGAGCTGGCCCGTCGCGCAGGCGTCGCGCCGTCGAGCGCCGAGACGCCCGAGAGGCAACTCATGGTCGCACTGACGAAGGTCGGGCAGTTCACGACGACCGCCGCGGCGACGATGCTCGACGCGAAGATCAGCGTCGACGACGCGGCGCAGCTGCTCCGCGTGATCGACCTCGCGCAAGGCGCGCTCGGCGGACTCGCCGCACGATGCCGCCAGCGCATCGACACAGGGAGGCACGCCCGTGCGTGAGCCCATCGCCTTCGGGGCGCTCTTCGCGCTCGCGCTGCTCTCGGGCCTCGTGTGGGCCTTCTCGGGGTGGACCGAAGCGGGCCTCGTGTCGTGCATCGCGTGGCTGTGGCTCGCGTCGCTCACCGACCGCAACGACCCCACGCAGACCGACCCCGGCGTGCGCCCCGATGACTGGGAGGCACCGTGAGGCGCCCGCGCGTCACCGTCACGCTGGTGCTGCGCGTGTGCTCGCGCTGCGGCCGACGCGGCTACGACATCGGCGCTGACACCCTCTGCGTCTCGGGCGTCGGTTGCACGGCCAAGCTGGAGATCGCGCGGAGGTGTGCGTGATGTGTTTCGAAGCGCCCATCTTCGACGCACCGTCTCCCGCGGACATCGCCGCCGCTCTCGTCGTGCGCCGTGATCTTCACGCAGCGCGCGCCCGCCTCGTCCAGCGCAACGTCGGCGCGGGCTGCGACGTCAACGACGCGAAGAGGGTACGCGACCTTGAAGCGCGCTTCGAAGAGCACGACCTCCTCACGCGACAGGCCGCGGAGATCCGCTTCCGCGAGGAGCATGGGTGCCAGGTGCTCGCGCGCTGCCAGATGGGACGTGCGCGATGATCGACACGCGCTGCCCGCGGTGCTTCCGCTCTGGCCTCATGCGCGATGACGGAACGATCGCGCCGCACCGCCGCGCGTCGAAGCCACACGACCGGCTCATCTGGGTCTGGTGCGATGTCCGCGCGAAGACTGCCCCGACGCCTCGCATGATCGACGGAGGGCGCAGCGCATGAACGCCCCCGCGCTCGTGCAGCCGATGCTCTTCGGTGGCCCTGCCAACCAGGTCGCGCCGAAGCCTGCGTCGATCGCGCTGCGACCCTACCAGACGAGCGCCATCGAGCAGGTGTACGCGCACCGCGCCCCCGGCGAGCGCGTGCTCTGCGTCGCGCCCACGGGCGCGGGCAAGACGGTCATCGGCTCGCGCATGATCCTCGACGAGCTCGCGGCCAACGGACGCGTGATCTTCATCGCGCACCGCACGGAGCTCATCGCGCAGACCTACGCGAAGCTCCTCGCAATGGGCCTCGACGAGCGCTCCGTGGGCGTCGTCATGGCAGACGGCGTGATCCCGCACCCCGTCTCCGGGCGACGCGTGTGCTGCGCGCGCCCACTCGCGCCCGTGCAGGTCGCGTCGATCGACACGCTTCGCCGCCGCACGCTGCCCCACGGCGTCACGCTCATCATCGTCGACGAGTGCCACCGCAGCCTCGCGAAGAGCTATCGCGACGTGCTCGACGGGTGCCCCGCGGCCTTCGTGGTGGGCCTCACCGCAACGCCCTACAGGGGCGACGGGCGGGGCCTCGGCGACGTGTTCCGCAGGCTCGTGGTGGTGACCACGCCGCGCGCGCTCATGGCCGAAGGGTTCCTGAGCGAGCCGCGCGTCTTCTCGCACCCGCACCGCGCGGACCTGTCCAACGTGAAGACGGTCGCGGGCGAGTACGACCAGAAGGAGCTCGGCGACGCGGTTGACAAGAAGGAGCTCATCGGCTCCATCGTCGAGCACTGGCAGCGCCACCTCGCAGGCCAGCGCACGGTTGCGTTCGCCACGAACGTCGCTCACAGCGAGCACATCGCCGAGCAGTTCCGCGCCGCGGGCATCCCCGCGGAGCACCTCGACGGCGAGACGCACCCCGACGTGCGCGCCGCGATCCTGCGCCGCGTCGACAGCGGTGAGACCCTCGTGGTCTCGAACTGCGGCGTGCTCTGCGAGGGCTGGGATCAGCCGAGCGTCAAGGGCTGCATCCTCGCGCGACCCACCAAATCGAGGGCCCTCTACGTCCAGTGTGCGGGCCGCGTGCTGCGCCCGTGGAAGGGCGAGACGCCCGTCATTCTCGACCACGCCGGGTCGGTGCTCGAGCACGACCTCCCTCACGCCGACTGGGAGATCACGCTCGAAGGCCGAAAGAAGAAGACGAAGGCCAACGTCTCCGTCAAGGAGTGCCCGCAGTGCTTCGCCGCGTGCTCTTCGAACGCGAAGACCTGTTTCTTCTGCGGGCACCCGTTCGTTGCGGCGGACTCGTCGAAGGGGCGCGAGGTCGAAGAGCGCGACGGCCAGCTCGTCGAGGTGCGCGCCGATGCGCTCCGGGCGCTCAAGCTCCAGACGGGCCCGGTGCGCTTCGAGCTCCAGCAGTGGGCGCAGCGCATCGACGAGCGGTACGGGCTCGAACCGGGCACGACCAACGGTCGCTGCAAGAGGACGTTCCGCAAGTCGCGCTCGGAGATGGACCTCGCCGAGCTCGCCCGCGTCCGCGCGTGGATGCTCGCTGACGAGCCGTGGCTCGACGCGCCTGAGCCTCCCCCGGTTCCCGCGCCGAAGCCGCGCCCGTTCATGTTCTCGGTCCCTGCGTACGGGGGCGAGCCGTGACGACCTTCGCGCTCCCCGCGCTGCTCGAAGAGATCGCTGCGCCCGCGCACATCGACCGCGAGCAGTTGTGGCAGAACGTGCTGCGACTGGTACTCCCGCGGGTGCTGCCCGTGAAGCTCCACCGCCAGCAGGCGGGGAAACACCGCGTCGAGCGCGGCGGCATCGTCCAGGGCGCGCCCGTCGGCGCCGCGGACCTCTCGGGATGGGTCGTCGGCGCGGGCCTGCGCGTCGAGGTCGAGGTCAAGCACGGCGACGGCAAGCTCCGTCCCGCGCAGCGCGCATGGCTCGCGGCCTGCGCCGCGGACGGCGTCGTCGCGCTGGTGCTCACCTACGACGAGAACCACACGACGCTCCTCAACACCGAGACGGCGATCATCGCCGTGCGCAGCGCGCTTCGGGCGCGGGGAGTCGCCGCGTGATGTACGTCGACCCGCTGCTCCCGCTCGTGCCGCGCCAGAAGTGGGAGTCGTGGCCCAAGCACCTGAGCGCCCGCCGCGTCACGTACCGCCCGCTCTCCGAGCTCCTCACGATGGCGCACGGCACCGATGCGCACCTGGGCGCCTACAGCGTGCCCGCGGTGCCTCGACGCCTCTGCACCGACCCGCCCGCCTACGCCCGCCCCGAGGTTATCGGCGGCGTGCCGATGATGGTGTTCCTCATCGACGTCGACTGCGCCGCGGCGCACCGCGCGATGGGCGGCACCAGCGCGGTCAAGGCCGACCACGCGTGGTGGAACGCCCTGCGTCTGCGCCTCGACGCGCTTGAGCGCGAGCACCCGGGCGCTTTCTGCTACCGCACGCGCGGCGGGGCCCGGATCATCTTTCGTCTGCCCACGCCGCTCATCATCACCGACGGCGCGGGTGAGATTGCGTGGAAGCGCCTCTACCTCCGCACCCTCGCGTACCTCGCGCGACGCTTCGGAATCATCGCAGACCCGGCGATCAGCGACTGGACCCGCCTCATCCGTCTGCCGCACGTCACCCGCGACGGCACGTACTCGCACGCCGAGACGCGCGGCGACGCCTTCAACGTGGGCACCCTCGACACGCCCGACGACGATTCGCGCGACCTCGCGCACGCGCGCTCACTCGTCGAAGCGATCCCCGCATGGGCGCCCGCGCTGCGCATCCTTGCCCGCAACGCCGTCGCGCCATCGCGCGTCGCGCGCGCGCCGCGGCTCGTCGAGCCCCGCGCCGTCGACGTCGGTGCGCTCGGCGCGCTGGCGGTCGACCTCGGACGCGCCCTGCGCCGCCACCACGGGCGCCACCTCGTACACCTCGCGCTCGCGGGGGCCTGCTACTCGCGCGGCATCCCGCTCGATCACGGGCCTACGCTCGCCCTCGCGATCTGCGCCGCCTCGGGGGAGACCGACGACCGCCCCCAGGTCTGGCAGACCACGGCGGACCGCGTTCGCAGCGGGCAGCCGACGACGGGCTACGGGCACCTCGCGCAGCACTGGCCCGACCTCGCGGCCCTCGTCGACGCGGCGCTCCCCTCGGGCGGCGGCGCGCGCGCGGCGCGCGACGAGATCGACGCGCGCGGGCGCTTCGTCGAGGTGCCCGCGGCCGAAGCTTCGACGCTGGTGCGCGACGCCCTCACCAGCGCGCGCGCGGGTCTCAGCGTCGTGCGCATCACCGAGGGCTCGGGCAAGACGCGCGCGGCGGCGGAAGTCCTGCGCCAGCGCGCCGAAGCTTGCGCCGACCTCGAGCGGATCCCCTCGGCGCGCAAGAGCGTCTACGTCGCCCCGACGCACGCGGTCGCGCTCGAAGTCGCCGAGCTCCTCCGCGGTACCCGCGCGGAGTACCGCCGCTCCGTGCTCGCCGTCCGCGACGCCGGTGGCGACCCCGCGTGTCACTACCACCGCCAGCTGCTCCCGGTGGTGCAGGCCCGGCATTCGGTAGGCACCTGGTGCGAGGGCAAAGGCATGGGCCGCAACGGCTCCGACTCGCCCTGCCCGCACCTCGACGGGTGCCCGGCGCGCGCGGGCGTCGCGACGCCCCTCGACGACTCCGGGCGCACCCCCGCCGTGGTCATCACGGTTCACGCGCTGCTCGCCGACGCGCTCGCGTGGGCAGGGCCTGACGCGCTCGTGGTGATCGACGAGGACCCCCAGGCCATCGAAGCCTCGGCGATCACCCGCGCGGAGCTCGACGCCGCGGCCGGCGCGGAGGACCTCTTCGCCGCGACCGAGCGGTGGCGCGCTCCGGCGCTCCGAGCGCTTGCCGCGGGCCTCGAGCGCGGGGAGCTCACGCAGGGCGCCGACCAGCTCGCCGAGGTGTTCGCGCGCGGATGCGCGGCCCTCGCGGGTGACGCCGCGTGGACCGCCGACGTCGCCGCCCACTACCCCGACCCCGATCCGGCCGTGATGCTCCGCACGTTCGCGATCCGCGCGGCGTGGCACGAGGTCAAGACGCCCGACGCGCCGCGATCGTGGGTGCGCCGCGCCGCGTGGGCCCCGCGCCCTTCGAAGCGCGAGCGGTCGAGAGTCTTCACCGGGCACCCGTCGGAGCGCTTCACCGCCACGAGCACCACGCACGCCACGGTCGCGCGCCTGGTTGCCGGGGTGCTGCGCGCGGCACCGCCGGACATCGCCCCTCACGCCGAGCGCGCCGTCGCGGCCGTGGAGGTCTCGCACGCGGACCCGACGCGCCGTGTCCTGCGCGGCGTCCAGGCGTCGCCCGCGGTGGCCTCGGCGCTCCACCGCTGGGGCCCCACGGTGCTCCTCGACGCGACGGCGGACCTCTCGATGCTCGGCGCCATCGCGGGCGGCGCGGTCCCGGCGAGCGACATCCGCGTCGCCGACGGAGCGCCGGTGTCGAGGCGGCTCCTGTTCTGGTCGGGTGCGAGCCGCAAGGGCTCCCTCGACGGCGCCGGGGCCCGGTGGGACGGAGGGCTCCACCGCTACCTCCGCTCGGCGCTCGCCAACGTGCTCGACGCAGGCGCGCGCCGCATCGGCCTGTTCACCTGGAAGGCCCTCGCCGACGCGCTTCGAACTCCGGGCACCGACCGCACCGCGGCCGAGCTCGTGGCGTGGGTCCGCGCGCGCGGCGCCGAGCTCATCGTGGGGCACTACGGCTACTCGCGCGGCCGCAACGACTGGATGGGCTGCGACGCGCTGGTGTCGATCGGCGACCCGCGCCCCAACGTCGGCGCGACGCGGGCGATCGCGGCCGTGCTCGGCCTCGCCGACGACCACGCCGACGTCTATCGCCGCGCGACCGCTGCAGAGGTCTCCCAGGTGGCCGGGCGCCTACGCGCGCCGTGGCGGACGTCGAGCGCCGTGCATGTGCACGTGGGCACCATCGCGCCGAGCTCGTGGGACTCCCGCGCCGAGGTGCTCGAGCTCCCGAAGGGCGCGAGTGAGGGGATCGACGCCGCGGCCGTGGTCGATGCCGTGAGGGTCTACGGCTCAGCGCGTTTGGCGGCAGTGGTCACGGGGGCGGGCAGAACGGCTGTCGAAGCGCTGGCCGCTGGTGCGAGGAAACCCCTTGCCCAAAGCGTGTCACACGGTCCCCGGAGTAACACCAGTAGAGAATCTATACAGGCGTCACAGCGGGGACCATGTGACACCCTTCCAGCAAAGCGTTTCAGCGTGCCCGAGCCACCCCCGGCACCCCCGCCAGCGAGCGTTGACCGACGCTCCGAGCAGCGGGAGCTCATCGAGCGAGCAGGCGGCGCCCCGGCGGCGGCGCGCATCCTCGGGGTGAGCCGGGCCACCGCCTACCACTGGGCTAGCGGAGAGCGCCCGATGCCCCACGAGGCGGCGGCTAGGCTCCGCGAGGCGCTCACCCCCGCACCGAGCACAGCAGCGCCCCCACGGTTCCGCGTGGCGCGATTCGAGGTGCCCATGAGTCACGCAGGAGACGCCGAATGAAGCGCGACGAACCATGCACGCTCTGCCGGAACACCCGGCAGTTCCGTCGAGGACTCTGTCGGAGCTGCTACCGCAAGCTCCGCGAGGCCGGGTGTGCACTGCCCCCGTGCCGACACTTCGGGCCTGAGCCGTGGACGCTCGATCAGCACCTCGTAGCGTGGCTCAAGCGCTGGCCCGCTGAAGCAGTGGAGAGCCTGGAGCGAGCGCTCGCGAAGACGAAGGAAGCAGCATGAAGCAGAACTCTCCGAAACTCCGCAGCATCCGCGGCCCCGACGCGCGCGCGGTGGCGATGAAGCTGCTGGCCGAAGGGCTCACTGTCTCTGCCGTGGCCCGAGAGGTCGGTGTCGATCGCACGTCGGTGCGCACGTGGCGAGACTCTATCGAAGGCCAACGCGAGCTCGACGACGCGCGCAAGGCGCGGTCCGCCGCGTTCGACGACGCGGCCGAACAGTCGCGCCGCATCCTTCGCGAAGCGGCACCGCTGGCAGCGCAGAGGCTTCGTGACCGTCTGGCGAGCACGGTACCGTTCGAGGCCGTCACGGCTGCGGAGGCCATCCTCGCCCGCGTTGGCGTACCTCGCGCCTCGAAGGTCGAGAACGTCGGTGGCAACGGGCTCGACCTCTCGCGGCTCACGGACAAGGAGCTCGAGCAACTGGAAGCGCTGCACGCGAAAGCGAGCGGCGCGTGACCGTGACCGCGCACCTGGCTGCGATGCTCCCGGCGCGGGCCGATCTCGACCGCGAACGCGTGCGCCGCGGAGGGCTGCGCGAGTTCGTGAAGCGCGCGTGGCCCCAGGTCGAGCCGCAGTCGTTGGTGTGGGGGTGGCACATCGACGCGCTGTGTGAGCATCTCGAAGCCGTCACGCGCCGCGAGATCCGCGACCTCGCGGTCAACGTCCCGCCGGGCTGCTCGAAGAGCCTCATCACGTCGGTGCTCTGGCCTGCGTGGGTGTGGACGCTCGACCCCACGCATCGATGGATCGTGGCGAGTTACTCCGACGAGGTTGTGCTGCGCGACGCGCGCAAGGCACGCACGCTCGTCTCTGGCGACTGGTACGCAGCGCGGTGGCCTGGTGTGAGGCTCCCCACGGACGCGAGCGCATCGAAGGCCGTCTCGTCGTACTACACGACGGCGGGCGGAATGCGGTACAGCACCACAACGCGGGGGAGCGTCACGGGGCAGCACTGCGACACGGCGCTCGTTGACGACCCGCTCGACCCGATGGGAGCGGCCAGCGCGGTCGAGATCGACGCGTGTCTTGAATGGTGGTGCGGGACGATGCCCACGCGATTCCGTGACCACAAGACGAGCGCGCGCGTGCTCATCATGCAGCGGTTGCACGAGCGAGACCTCACCGCCGAGTTTCGGCGCGCCGGGGCAACCATGCTCTGCCTGCCCATGCGCTTCGACCCCGCGCACCCTCACCGATGGGCGCGCGATCCTCGAAAGACGCCCGGCGAGCTCCTTTGCCCGGCGCGCATCGACGAGGCGGGCGTCGCGCGCATGGAAGCGCCGCTCGGGCCCACGCGCGCGGCGGCGCAGCTCCAGCAGCGCCCGGTGCCCGTCGGCGGCGCGATCTTCCGCGCGGAGTGGTTCCGCCGGTGGACCGAGCTCCCCGCGACGGGGACGTGGAGCATGGAGGTCGACGCGACCTTCAAGGCCACGAGCGATGGCAGCTACGTGGTGATCCAGGTGTGGCTGGACGACGGCCCGCGGCACTACCTCGTTGACCAGCGGCGCGAGCGCATGGGCTTTGCGGCGACCGTGGCGGCGATCAAGGCCATGCGGGCGCAGTATCCGAAGGTCCGCACCACGCGCATCGAGAACAAGGCCAACGGCCCTGCGATCATCGAATCGCTACGCGGCGAGATCACGGGTGTGGTCGAGGTCGAGCCCGAGGGGGGCAAGGAGGCGCGCGCGCAAGCCTGCCAGGGCACCGTCGCGGGCGGCGGCGTGTACCTCCCCGACGAGACGCACGCGAAGTACCCCGACGGGCGCAAGGGCGCTCCGTGGGTCGCAGTGTTCGTGCACGAGGCCACGAGCTTCCCGAAGGGCGAGAGCGACGATCAGGTGGACGGGATGAGCCAGCACCTCAACGCGGTGTCTGGCAGCTACGCAGCGCGGCTCAAGGCCGCATTCGGCAAGGGAGCGACGTGATGGGGTTCATCGAGAGAGTCAGGGGCGCCATCGAGCGCGTGGACGGCTGGGCCAACGTGCTCACCGGCGTGGGGAATGTGCTCGGGCGCAAGGGCCGCGGGAGCTACGACTATCAGGGCGCCGAGCGCTTGGGCGAAGGGATGCTCGAGGAGCTCTATCACTCCGACGCCTACGCGGCGCGCATCTGCGAGGCGGTGCCCAAGCAGGCCCTGCGGCGGGGCTTCGAGGTGAAGGTCTCCGACGCGGCGACGCAGACCGCGATCAACGACGCGATCACCCGCCTCCATGTGACCCCGCGGCTCCGCGAGGCATGGACGTGGGCGCGCGTGTTCGGCGGCGGCGCGGTGCTGCTCGGGTGCGACGATGGGCGCGACCCCTCGGAGCCCATCGACGAGACGGCGCTGCGCCGGGTGCTCTTTCTCGCTTCGGTCACCGCGCGCGAGCTCTGGCCCGAGACGTGGGAGCTCGATCCGTACAGCGAACGATTCGGTGAGCCCGTCATCTACCGGCTCACGCGTGTGGGCGGCGGCGGCGGCATGGACACGAGCCGCGTGCATCACTCCCGGCTCGTGCGCTTCGAAGGACTCCCCACGACGCGCCAGAGGCGGATCACGCTCAAGGGCTGGGGCGAGAGCTACCTCCAGCGCGCACACGACCTTCTCGTGGAGTGGAACGGCGCGCACGCCGCGGTCAACGACCTCGTGCAACAGAGCTCGATCGGCGTCTTCAGGATGAAGGACCTGATGAGCATGGTGGCGAGCGACCCGGAGGGCCTGCTCGCGAAGCGCATGGAAGCGATGGACCTCGCGCGCAGCGTCGCGCGGAGCATCCTCCTCGACGCCGAGGGCGAGGCGTATGAGCGCGTCGAGGTGGGCGCGCTCACGGGCCTGCCCGACCTCCTCGACCGCTACTCGCTGCGCCTCGCGGGTGCGCTGGAGATGCCGGTGAGCATCCTCCTCGGACGCGAGCCCGCGGGCCTCAACGCGACGGGCGAGGCCGACACCCGCGCGTGGTACGACGCGATCGACGCCGAGCGCGAGACGGTGTTGAAGCCCGCGGTCGAGCGCATCGTGAAGCTCCTGCTCCTCTCCCAGCAGGGCCCCACGAGCGCGCAGGTGCCCGAGGGGTGGTCGATCGGGTTCCCGCCGCTCTGGCAGCCGACGGAGAAGGAGACGGCCGAACTCCGCAAGCTCGTCGCGGAGACCGATGCGCTGTATGTGCGAGACGTCGGCGCGGTGACCCCGGAGGAGGTTGCGCGGTCGCGCTTCAGGCCCGAAGGGTGGTCGATGGAGACGGAGGTCGACCTCGACGCCCGCGTCGACCCGTCGGCGGGAGCTCCCGGCGACGCTCCCCCGAAGGCTCCGTCGCCCGCGGCCGCGGACGACGAGCAGGAGGGCGCGCCCGACCCGACGCGCTCGGGCATGGGCGGCGCGGGTGGACCCACGAAGCCCGCGGGCATCCTCCCGATTGTGCCCGCGAACACGGAGGGGCAGAAGCCGTGATCGTGCGGTGCCGATCATGCGGCGTCGACGAGTCGCACGTATCGCCGGGCTGCGCGGAGCACACACGGCGCGAGGCGCAAGAGATCCATACGGCGCATCTCGTCAACGACGGCGACGCTCGACGCTGTCCCGTGTGCGCACCGCAGAGGCGCGTGGAGCGGCGCGGGTGATCCCTCGACCCGCCGTCTCCCCCGGGCCTCGCGGACCTCGACGCGCACCGCTGCGCCCACGACCCGCGAGACCCACGGGCCTGCGTCCGCCACCGCCCGCCGCGGTCGCGACGTACACGCGCGTGCTGCTCGACCTCCACGCCGAGCTCGTGGCCCAGGTCGACGAGATCCTCCGCGGCGCGGGCCTCGCGGTCGCGCGCACCGACGCAGCGGCGGACGGGGATGGCCCGTCGATCCCCGACGAGTCCGTGCTGCGCGCGCAGCGCGAGCTCGCCGAGCTCCGACAGCGCCTCGCGCGCGGGCACCGCGCTCCGCTCGCGACCATCGAGACGGTGGCCGCTCGGGTTGAGTCACACTCAAAGCGGCAGTGGTCGAAGGCCCTGGAGCGCCTCGGGGTGAGCCTCAACGACGTGCGCGCGCCGCACCTCGAACACCTCCGGGGCCTGTGGCAGCACCGCAACCTTGACCTCATCACGTCGCTCACGCTCGACCACGTCGACCGGGTGCGCGACGTGCTCAACGAGATGCGCGGCGCGCGCGTCGAGGACATCGCAGCGCGCATCGCCGAGACCACGGACGCGACCGAGGCGCGCGCGCGGCTCATCGCGCGCGACCAGGTGCTGAAGCTCAACGCCGAGGTCACCCAGGCCCGGCACCAGGCCGCGGGCGTGACCGAATACGTGTGGCGCTCCTCGCGTGACGAGCGCGTGCGCTCGCGGCACAAGGAGCTCGACGGCACACGCCAGAGCTACGCGAACCCGCCCGTGGTCGACCCGCGCACCGGGCGACGCGAGCACCCCGGCGGCGATTACAACTGCCGATGCACCGCCGATCCGGTAATCCCGGGCTTTGCTGGGTGATCCTGTCCCCCGGTCGCGTGCCATCGTAACCTAGCCCTCACGCGCGCGAGCGCCGCACCCTCTGCGGCGATGACCACGGCCGCACGAGTCCACCGCAGGGACTTCGCGGGGAGCGCCACGAAGGTGACGCGCACCCCGCAAGGTGGCCTGCGTCTCGACGCGGCGATCACGCGCGTGGGTGTGCTCACGTACGCCGACACCGAGGGCAAGGTCTGGCGCGAGTACAAGCCCGCGGAGGAGGTCTTCAAGGCCGACTCGCTCGCGACGCTCGAAGGCGCGCCCGTCACGGAGCTTCACCCCGAGAAGATGGTCGACGCGGCGACGTGGAAGAACGTCAGCGTGGGGCACCTCGTCGGCGCTCCTCGTCGCGACGGTGACCTCGTGGTCGCGTCGGTGGTCGTGCAGGACAGCGGCGTTGCCGGGCGCGTCGAGGCGCGCGAGCTCCACGACGTCTCTGCGGGCTACACCTGTCGCGTCGACTGGACTGCTGGCGTCACGCCCGAGGGCGAGCAGTACGACGCCGTGCAGCGGGACATCATCTACAACCACGCGGCCTTGGGCCCTGAAGGGTGGGGCCGCGCGGGCACTGAAGTATCGCTGCGCATGGATGGCGCGGCGAGTCAGGTGCGCTCCGACGCACCGAGGAGCACCATGACGAAGAAGCTGAAGATCAAGGGGCGTGAGTTCAAGCTCGACGCCGACGACGAGATCGTGAAGGCGCAGGACGCCGTCGGCGAGCTCGAAGCCGCGCAGGAGAGCGAGCTCGCCGCGGTGAAGGCCGCGCTCATGGAGGCGCTGAAGAAGGTCGCCTCGCTCGAGGCGAAGATCGCAGCCGAGGAGGCCGCGGAGGCGAAGCCCGTCACCGAGGACATGGTCCCCGAGGACGTGGCCGACGCGATCGCCGCGAAGCGCGGCGCCCTGCGCGAGCGCGCGCGGAAGGTGCTCGGTGTGGAGTTCAAGCTCGACGGCATGAAGGCCCACGAGATCCACAAGGCCGTCGTCGCGAAGGCCCTCCCCTCGGTGAAGCTCGACTCGCTCGACGCGAAGACCGTCGAGGGGATGTTCGTCGCCGCGTGCGAGGGCGCCGCGACCACGGCCCGCGCGGACTCGCTCCGCGCCGCGCACCCGGGCGCGCCCGTCACCGAGCGCAACGACGGCGACGAGACCCTTTCGCCCGCCGCGGCGCTGAACCGCCGCACCCACAACCACTTCGACAACCGCGGCGCCGCCGCCGAGAGGGCCTGAGTCATGGCCGATTACGTCCAGAACAGCTACGCCTTCGCTCCGGCCGCGGGTCTTCCCGGTCAGGTCGCGCGCACGAAGCCGGGGCAGTTCATCGCCTCGATGATCGCCGCGGTGGCGCTCGCCCCCGGCCTCGTCGCCTTCACCGGCCGCGCCTCGGGCGCCGAAGCCGACAAGGCCACCACGCTGACCGCGACCGCGGCGAGCGCCACGGCGCTCATCGCCTCGGGCGGCGCGTCGAGCGGCTCGCTCCAGACCATCCTCGCGGCCGACATGAACGGCGCGCTCGGCGCAGGCGCTGAGCTCTTCCCCCCGCGCAACGTCACGCTCACGCTCTCGTCGCACGCCGACTGGGACGCCACGACGGCGACCGTCACCGGCACCGACGAGAACGGCGCGGCGGTGACCGAGTCGCTGAGCATCCCCAACGGCGGCAACGCGACCGTCACCGGGACGCAGATGTTCCGCACCATCACGTCGCTCGCGATCCCGGCGCAGTCGGGCACGGGCGGGACGTTCACCTTCGGTGTGGGGTCGGTGCTCGGCTCCGTCGATCACCTCGTCGCGGGTCTCGTCGCTCGCGACATCACCCGCAGCGCGGTGAACTTCGCCGCGGGCGAGATGACCCCCGTCGCGCGCGTCGGTGAGTTCTTCGTCACCAGCGAGACGGCCGTGAAGGACGGCGACCCCGTGTACGTGCGCGTGCGCGTGGCATCGAGCGAGACCATCGGCGCGGTGCGCGCGACCCCCAGCGCGGGCTACACCGTGCGGCTCAAGAACGCCCGCTTCGTGGGCACCAACGCGGCCGGGCTGAGCCGCATCGACATCAACCTCCCGGCGGGTGGCTGAACATGAAGACCAACCGACAGATGACGCCCGCGCGCCAGCGGCGCCTCGACACCATCTTCACCACCGCAGCGAACGCCATCGCGGCGCGGATGGACGCCGACGGGCGCATGGACGCGTCGACGACGCTCTTCCTCGCGCGCCAGCTCGAGGAGCTCGACGCCGAGACCTACTGGGTCGAATACCCGGAGTTTCAGGGCGTCCAGATCCTGCCCATCAAGAGCAACATCAACCCGGGCGCGGACAACATCCGCTACCAGACGCGTGACCGCGTGGGTGAGTTCGCCCCCTCGGCGAACCTCTCCGACGACTCGCCCGACCAGGACATCGCGGGCGACAGCGTGACCGCGAACATCTACTCGTGGCGCGGGCACTACAGGTACAGCGTCCAGGACATGCGCCGCGCCGCGATGGCCGGTCAGCCCCTGGAGAGCGACAAGGCCCTCGCCACGCGCGAGAACGCCGAGACGAAGATCGACGAGGTGCTGGCCACGGGCTACTCGGCCCTGGGCATCACCGGCTTCTACAACAACGCCAACGTCACGTCGGTGAGCGCCGACACGGGCTCGTGGGACGTGAGCGGCACCGACGCCGAAGAGATCCTCGGCGACCTGAACAAGGCCGTGCGCGGCATCATCACCGACACGAAGGGCAGGGTTCGCCCGAACGCCATCGTGCTCACGCCGACGCAGTACGCGGCCGCGGCGTCGAAGCGACTCGCCAACACGGCGATCACCGCCCTGGAGTTCTTCCAGTCGAAGAACAAGAACATCGTGGTCAGCGAGTGGGCGCGCGGCGAGACCGCGGGATCCGGCGGCGGGCGTCGCCTCATGGTCGGTCGGATGGACCGCCGCACGCTCGAGGCGCTCATCCCCGTGCGCTACGAGACCTTCCCGCCCGAGATCACCGGGCTCACGTACAAGGTCGAGGCGCACACCCGCGTGGGCGGCGTCATCTTCCGCTACCCCGGCGCCTGGCGCTACATGGACGGGTGCTGAGATGCGCGCGCGCGTCATCAAGCACGCGGTCGACGGAGTCGCCCCCGGCGGCGTCGTCGAGCTCGTCGACAACCTCGCGAACCGCTCGCTCATCGAGGCGGGCGTCATCCAGCCCCTGGAGGCGCTTCCCCCGCGCCCGCCCCCGAAGGCGCCGAAGGGCCCCTCGAAGAGCGACACGCGCGACCTCGACCGGATGCGCGCGGAGTTCTCCGAGGCGTGGGAGGGCGCACAGCGCGAGCTCGCCGAGCTCCGCGAGAAGCTCTCCGACGTGACGGCCGAGCGGGACGAGCTCGCCGCGAAGCTCGCGAAGGTCGCCGACGTCGCGCACGACGAGGCCGAGCCCCCCGCGAAGCCCTCGAAGAAGTCGAAGACGGAGGGCTGAGCCGTGGCGGTCAGCGTGGCATCCCTGACGGAGCGCTTCCCCGAGATCGGGCCTACGCCCGAGGCCGTGGTATCGCGCGCCATCGCGGAGGCCACGCTCCGCACGTCGGCCAAGGCTTTCGGCGACCGCTACGACGACGCGGTCGCACTCCGCGCGATGCACCTCCTCGCGATCTCTCCTCAGGGCCTCAACGCCCGGCTGGAGACCAAGGCGGGCGACAACCCCCTGATGATGAGCACCTACGGCACCGAGCTCCTTCAGCTCATGCGCGAGGCCGCGGGCGGTCCCCACATGGTCGGTGTGGGGCCGTTCGCATGAGCTCCCGCGTCACGGTGAAAGACAACGGCGCCGCGGCGCTGCTCGCGCGGGCGAAGACGCTCGCCGCGGGCCGCGTCGTGCGCGTCGGTGTGCTCGCCGACGCGCCGAAGGATCCGCACGAGGGCGAGAAGCCTTCGGGCATGACCCTCCTCGAAGTCGCCGCGGTGCACGAGTTCGGCGCGCCCGCCGCGGGCATCCCTCAGCGCAGCTTCATTCGCGCGACGATCGACCTCCACCGCGAGGACATCGCGCAGCTTCAGATCGTGCTCGCGCGTCGCGTCATCGCCGGTGAGCTCACCGCAGACCAGGCGCTCGACCAGCTCGGCGCGAAGGTCGCGGCCATGTGCCAGAACCGCATCGCCGAGGGGATCTCCCCGGCGCTGCACCCCGACACGATCGCGAAGAAGGGCTCGTCGACGCCGCTCGTCGACACGGGCCAACTCCGAAGCTCGATCACCTGGAAGGTGCTCTGATGGACCTCGCGACCGTCGAGCCCGCGCTCTGCGCCATCGCCGCGAAGGTCACCGGCATCGAGGCGGGATGCTGCGCGTTCGTGAACGCCCCGCGCCCTCGCCACAACGGCAAGATGGCGCTCCTCTCGTGGGTGTCGCGCACGGGCCGCGGCCTCGACGCGAGCTCGTGGGAGTACGCCGAGAACGCGGATCCGCTGCTGGAGATGACCCCGAGCGCAGGCGGCGCTCGCGAGGCGTCGCTTCAGCTCAGCGTCGAGGTCTACGTCGACCAGCGCCCCGGATACAACGCGGCCGCGCTGCTCGAGCGCGCACGCACGCGCCTCTCGTGGCCCTCGTCGCTCGCAGCGCTGGCAGCCGTAGGGCTCGCGCTCGCGACGATCGGTCCGGCGACGCAGGCCGACTATCGCGCGGACGGCCGCATGGTCTCGCGCGCGCTCTTCGAGGTGCGCTTCAACGCGGTCGACTTCGAAGACGACCTCGACGGCCGCACCAGCTACATCGCCACCGCGGAGGTGACGGGCGCCGTCGTCGACGTGGACGGCACCGACCTCCCCGACTCCATTCAGCCGACAGGGTGACCACATGGGCAGCTACCTGAGCGACCTCGTCTCTCTCACGATCACGCGCTCGACCCGGACGCCTTCGCGCGCCGGATTCGGCGTCGTGATGGTGCTCGCGTACCACGCTCTCTACGCCGATCGCGTGCGGACCTACGGGTCGCTCACGGAGATGGTGGCGGACGGGTTCACCCCGTACGACAAGGCGTATCGCGACGTCGCGGCCGCGTTCGCGCAGACCCCCGCGCCGAGCACCGTGAAGCTCGGTCGGCGCGCGCTCGCGATGACGCAGGTGATCGACCTCACCCCCGCGGCTCCGAGCGCGAGCGAGGTCTACACCGCGAAGGTCGACGGGCTCAGCGCGAGCTACACCGCGGACGGGACTCCGACGCTCGCCGAGGTCTGCACGGGCCTCGCGGCCGCGATCAACGCTCTCGGCGACGTCGATGCGATCGTCGCGACCGCGGCCTCGACGACCGACACCCAGACGCTCTCGGGCTCGACGCTCGACGGCGCGACCGGCGGCGCGGCCATGTCGACGCCCCGCAAGATCACGTTCACCTTCAGCTCCCACGCGGACTGGGATGCGAGCTCGATCACCCTGACGGGGCTCGACGGCAACGGCGCGTCGCAGTCGGAGACCATCACGGTCCCCAACGGTGGCAACGCGACGGTCACCTCGACGAAGAAGTACCTCCAGGTCACCTCCATCGCGATCCCGGCGCAGAGCGGCACCGGCGGCACGCTGACCGTGGGCGTCGCGGCGCCCGTCACCGCGTCGGGCGTGAGCGGCACGAAGGTGGTCTGCACCGCTGCGGCGGGCGAGCTCCACACGTACGAGCGCGTCACCGCGGGCAACCTCTCGCTGCTCGATGCGACGACGAACCCCGGCGTCGCCACGGATCTCGCGGCGGTGCTCGCCGCGGATGCGGACTGGTACGGGCTCATCCTCGACAGCAACAGCGCCGCGGAGGTCACGGCCGCGGCCGCGTGGGCCGAGAGCAACAAGAAGCTCTTCGGCTACCAGACGAGCGACACGGCGCACCTGTCGAGCGGCTCCACGACGTGCCTCGCGTACACGATGAAGGCCGCGGGCTACGCGTACACGGAGGGTGCCTTCGTGCCGAAGCTCGGGACCTCCGACGCCGAGATCGCCGCGGCGTGGATGGGCGCGCAGTTTCCGAAGGACCCCGGCGCCGCGACGTGGAAGTTCAAGACCCTCGCGGGCGTGAGCTCCTACGATCTCACCAGCTCGCAGCGCGCCGCGCTGGAGAGCTACAACCTGAACTACTACACGACGGCGGGCGGCGTCGCGATCACGGGGCCCGGCGTCACCGCGTCGGGCGAATTCGTTGACGTCACGCGCGACCTCGACTGGCTCACGGCGCGGCTTCAGGAGGGCGTCTTCGGCGTGCTCATCGCCAACGACAAGGTGCCCTTCACCGACGCCGGCGTGTCGCTGGTGCTCGGCGCCGTGCGCGCGGTGCTCACCGCGGCGGTCACCGCGAGCGTGCTCGCCCCCGGCTTCACCGTCACCGCGCCGAAGGTCGCCGCGGTATCGGGCGCCAGCAAGGCCGCGCGCACCCTGCCCGACGTGACCTTCCAGGCGACCCTTGCGGGCGCCATCCACAACCTGACCATCACCGGCCGCGTGAGCGCGTGAGGAGCTGACCGATGAGCCTCAAGACCCACGATTCCAAGCAGGTCTATCTCTCGCTCGCCGGGCGCTCGATCAGCGACGGCCGCGACGAGTCGGAGTTCGTCACCACGGAGTACATCAAGGAAGCCGTGACCGTGACGCACGGCGCGAGCGGCGACATGACCGTCTCCCGCACCAACAGCAAGGCGGCGACGATCAAGGTCAAGATCCTCCAGAACAGCGACTCGCACCGGCTCCTCGAGCAGCTCTATGCGACGCAAGAGGCCGCGCCGAACGGCTCGCCGATCTCCTTCGAGCTCCGCGACATCCTCGGCGCGCGCGTCGAGCACGCTGCGCGGTGCGCGTTCTCGAAGCGCCCCTCGTCGCCCTACGGGGCCACGGTGGTCCCGGTCGAGTGGGAGCTCGTCACCGATGAGCTGATCCGCGAGGTGCAGTGATGCTGCTCGCGCAGGCGCAGACCAGGGACATCGACGGGGTGCGCTACAGCGTGCTCCCGCTGCCCACGCGCGCCGCCGCTCGTGTGCTCGCGCGGCTCGCGAAGATGGCCTCGCCCGCGTTCGGAGACCTCGCTCAGCTCGTGGCCGTGTCGAAGGGCGTCAACAGCGCCCTCGAGGCGCTCGTGTCGGGGCTCCTCGCGGACCTCGACGATGAGGCGATCATCTTCGCGATGGAGCAGTTCGCGCGATGCACCACGTACGAGATCGGGGGCCGCGTGCTTCCGCTCATCTCGGACAAGGGAGACGAGCTCGACGAGCACTTTCGCGGGCGCACTGTGCAGTGCCTCCAGTGGCTCGCGTTCGCGGCGAGCGTCAGCTTCCCTTTCGTCAAGGCGATCGCGGAGCCGACCGCGCCCGCCGTTCCCGCCAGCACGGCTCAGTGATCATCGAGGTGCCGGGGCATCTGCTCTGGCCCGCGCACCGTGTCGCCACGAGCGGCCACTACACCGACAGCCTGGAGACCATCATGGACCGCTGGAGCCTCGCGGACCTCGCCGACGCATGGGACGTATGTGAGGCCCTCGACGCAGCGCGCGCCGAGGCGGTGAAGGGAGCACGGTCGTGAGCGACGCACTCCGACAGATCTTCGCGGAGCTCGGCTTCAAGGTCGACGAGGCCACACTCGACAAGGCAGAGAAGAAGCTCCGCGAATACACCGGCACCGCTGAGAAGAGCGGCAAGGCGACCGACAAAGCCGCGGCGAGCACGAAGAAGCTCACCGAAGACGAGAAGAAGGCCGCGAAGGCGACTGAGGACCTCGGAAAGAAGCTCTCGACCTACAGCGGGATCGGCGAGCACGTTTCCGACAAGGCACACGCGCGCTTCGGCGAGAGCCTCATCAAGCGCTTCCCGCAGGTCGAGCAGGCCGCGAAGAAGTACGGCGTCACCTCGCAGGGCGTGGGCAAGGCCGTGGTCGGCGCGTCAGCAGCCGTGGTGCTCGCCATCAAGGAGGGGGTCGAAGCGGCGTTCGCGTTCGCCGACGCCTTCTCCGCAGGCGCCGAGGCCCTCCGCGACACGGCGCGCGAGTCGCGCGTGACCTCGACGCAGCTTCAGGAGATCGACCACGCCGCGGCTCAGGCGGGCGTAGGCGTCGAGCGGATGCGCTCGGGCCTCGCGACCTTCGGGCAGGCCCTCCGCGCGGGCGAGCGGGGGGGCAACGGCACGACGTTCATGCTCCGTCGCTTGGGCATCCAAGCGCGCGACGCCTCGGGGCACATCCGGCCGACGGGTGAGCTCCTCGACGAGGTCGCCGTCGCGATGGAGCACATCGAGTCACCGACGCGGCGAGCTCGCGTCGCAACCCAGCTCTTCGGCGAGGCCGGGCGCCGGATGCTCGACGTGCTCCACACGGGCCCAGGCGGCATCCGCGCGCTGCGCGAGGAGCTCGCCGAGCTCGGCGGCGGCGTCACCCCCGAGGCGGTCGAGGCCTCGAGGCGCTACACCCAGGCGACCGAGCGGCTCTCCCGCGCGCAGGACTCGCTCCGCTCGACGCTCGCCGTCGCGCTCCTCCCGGCGCTCTCGTGGCTGGTCGATAAGGGCGCGAAGGTCGCGGGCCTCATGGCGCGGCTCACGCACGGGACCCACGTGGTGCAGATCGCCCTCGCAGGCCTCGCCGCTGCTGCGGTCGCGATGGCGGCGCCCGTCATCGCGGCGTGGGCGCCCATCGCGCTGCCGTTCGTGGTGGTCGCGGCGAAGGTCGCGCTGCTCGTCGCGGTGCTGGATGACCTGATGACATTCGTCGAGGGCGGCGACTCAGCGATGGGGAGGCTCATCGACTCCTTCGCGGGCGCCGGAACTGCGGTCGAACTCGCGAAGGAGCTGCGCGACGACTGGGAAGCCGTGGTCAACGCAATCGAGCGCGCCATCGAGGCGGTGGCGCGCTTCACGGGCATCGGGGCATCGGCCGCATCGGGATCCTCGCGCGGGCCCATGATCGGAGGCCAGCGCGTCACCCCTCGCGGCCCCGTCCCGACGGTGCCCGACGGGGCGTTTCGGATGCGGATCGGCCCTCAGACCGTACCCGCGACGCGCACGGTCGCCGCGCCCGGCTCGGTGTCGAGCCGCACGCGGGTGACGCAGATCAATCGCACGAGCGCGCCCGTGTTCCACATCAACGGCGCCGACCCCCGCGCGACCGCGGCCGAAGCCGTGCGGCTCATGCAGCAGGCCGAGCGAGACCGCCGCGACGGAGACCACCCCGTCGAAGACGATGACGACGACGCGCCCGCGCGCGGCGTGGAGGGCTGAGCATGGCGATTCGCACGCTGCTCGAATGGGTCGACACCACGGGGGCCACGGGCGCGCTGGAGATCGACGCGACGCCGTCGCGCGCGTGGGAGATCGCCGCGGAGGTCACGGAGTTCCCGGTGGAGAGCGGGAGCGCGATTACCGATCACATCCGACCGCTCAACGGCACGCTCTCGCTCGAGGGCGTCATCTCCAACACCCCGCTGGTGCTCCCCTCGACGCAGATGCAGGGTGTGACCCTCGCGCCGGGCGCCGTGACGCTCACGGGCGGCGACGGGAAGGCGCGCGCGACGATGCTCCAGTGGAGCGGCGTCTTCGACCGCGTGAAGCTCTGCGATGGCATCCTCGCGGGCCTCGTGGCGAGCGCCACGCCCGTCACGCTCACGACCCCGCTGCGCTCCCTCGAAGGGCTCGCGATCGTCCGGTACAAGGTCGACGAGACGCCCGAGAGCGGGCAGGCCCTGCGGCTCACGCTCGACTTCAAGGCGCTGCGCATCGCCACCACGGCGCGCGCTCCGGTGCCCGCCGTGCGACGCCTCCAGGTGCCAGCGCAGCGCGCCGTGCAGCCCGTGCAGCCCGCGGACAACCGGAGCTTTCTGGCGCGCGCGCTCGACGGCGGCGCGCCCGCTACCGCAGCGCGAGAAAGGGCACGTCAGTGAGCTACTTCGTTCCGTGCACACCCGGGGGGCGCTCGTCGTGGTCGCAGATCACCGCCCTCGACGGCGTGTCCTTCGTGCTCGCGTTTCGCTGGTCGCAGCGTGAGGGGCGATGGGTGCTCGACGTCGCCGACGCCGAGGGCGTGATGATCCGCGCGGGCCTCGCGCTCGTCGCAGACCAGCCGCTCCTTCGCGGCGTGGTCGACGCGCGGCGCCCCGCGGGCGAGCTCATCGTGGTCGACACCACGGGTGCGGGGGACATCGACCCCGGCTTCGACGACCTCGGAGCGCCCGGCGCGCGCTTCGTGCTCATGTACGTCACCGCAGCGGAGCTCGCGGCGTGAGGCTCTTCGACCGACGCTGGCACGTCCAGGTGGGCTCGCTCGACGCGAGCTCGCTGGCGTGCAAGTTCAAGATCCAGCGGAGCCTCTACGGCTATGCCGGCACGTGCGACCTCGAGATCCGCAACCTCTCCGCGGATCACCGGCGAGAGATCCTCGCCGCGCCGCGCCGCTCGACCTTCGTGGAGGTTCAGGCGGGCTACGTCGACGGGCTCGCGCTGCTCTTCAGGGGCGACAAGCGCAAGGCCGTCCCGGTGCGAGAGGGCACCGACTGGATCGTGCGGATCACGGCAGGAGACGGAGAGCACGCGCTTCGAAACGCCCGCGTGGCGCGGAGCTTCTCGCCCGGCGCGACGCTTCAACAGGTGGTGCAGCACCTTGCCGACGCGATGGGCGTAGGCGTCGGCAACGCCGTCACGGCGCTGCGCGGAGCGACGCTCGGGTCGCTCGACGCGACCTTCATGGAGGGCACGATCCTCCACGGGCTCGCGGCCGCAGAGCTCACGCGGATCACGTCGAGCGCGGGCCTCACGTGGTCGATTCAAGACGGGGTGCTGCAGGTGCTCCCGCGTGGCGGCGCGCTCGCGCGTGAAGCCCTCCTCCTCTCGCCGAGCACCGGCCTCATCGGAGCGCCAGAGGTCGTGAATCGCCGCACGATCACCGTGAAGGCCCTCTTGATTCCGGGGCTCGTGCCCGGTCAACAGGTCGTGCTCGATTCAGGCATCGCGCGCGGCGCGTGGCGTATCTCGACCGCGGAGTATTCGGGCGACACGCACGGTCAGGAGTGGACTGCGACGCTCACGTGTCACCGGCCTCGCCCGCCTCTGTTCTCATCGAACACGACAACGAACACCGGAGTGGAGTGATGAGCGAGCGACCGCCGTACCCGACAGAGCGAGACGTGCTAGACGCGCGCGAAGAGCAGTTCGAACTCAGGCACCACGTGGCCTACCCCGGCCGCGTGCAGAGCTACGACCCGGCGACGCAGACGGCCGACGTGGTGCCGCTCATCCGCCAGCAGGTGCCGCAGCCCGACGGCTCTTACGTCATGGAAGAGCTCCCGGTGGTGCCGTCGGTGCCGGTGCTCTGGCCTCGCGTGGGCGCGTGGTTTCTGTCGTTCCCCATCGCCCCCGGCGACACCGTGCAGCTGCTGGTGAACACCAGCGCGATCGGGCACTGGCGCGTGGGCAACGGCGACGTGACCGACCCCGGCGACCTCCGACGCCAGCACCTCGCGCACGCGGTCGCAATTCCGGGGCTCTACACGCGCGGGCGGGCGCTCCGGCAGACGGGTGCGGCGGGCGCCACGACCCCCGAGGGGTTGCCCACGGGCGTCGTTCTCGGCTCCGACGAAACGACCGGTCCTCGGCTGCTCATCAAGGCGGACGGATCCATCGAGATCGTGGCGGGCGGGACCGTGGCGGCGCACGTCGACGCAGACGGAACAGTGCACCTCGGCGCGGCGTCGGGCGCCGCGTTCGTCGCGCTGGCCTCGCTCGTCGGGGCTCAGCTCGAAGCGCTCAAGAGCGCGATCAGCGGCGCCGCAGTGGTTCCCAACGACGGCGGCGCGGCGTTCAAGGCGAACCTGATGACGGCGCTCGCTTCATGGCCTGCAAGCGTCGCGGCCACGCGCGCGAAGGCTACCTGACCACGCATCCCAGCGCAGTGACCTCGACGGAGAACCCCGGCCACGGGGTGCCACGCACGATCACGTTCACGCGCTGCACCGCCTCGCCGTCAGTGAGGTAGCGCGCTCCGCTGGTGACCGTGGCGCGCACGTCGGACATCCCCGTCCCGCCAGAGCCAATCATGGTCAGCGTCACGGGCCCGGCGAGCGGACCGAGCGCGGTGAAGCCCTTGGTCTCCGGTCGGTCATAGTCGACGCCGAGCGAGAGCGTGCTCCCGGTGACCGTGCACGTCGGCTGCGCCCGCGGCGTCGACCAGGTGACGGAGCTCGAGCGCACCACGACGGAAACGGCGGTCGCGCGGGTGTCGAGGGGATCGGCGTCGGCGCTCGCGTCCTGGGGCACATCGGCGACCGTGGTGACGTCATTCGCCGTGATCTCAGGGCTTGCGTCCCGGAACACTTCGGGCGCGTCAACGGCTGCGTCGGGCGTCGCATCGGGCGCCTGGGTGACGTCGGAGCTCGTATCCGCCGCGGCGTCGACAACGGCTGCAACGTCGACCCCGAGAGCGTCGGGTTGTGCAGCGTCGACGGCCGCGGGCGACGGATCGGAGCCGCAGGCGACGAGGAGCAGGGCGGGGGCGAGCGAGATGTGACGCATTGGGGCGATCCTACGGGGCATCACCGCCGGGTGTCACCGGATCGGTGCCGATGGCGCCGCGGAACCGGCGCAGGCTCGACAACGGGCACGGGAGGCGCGGCGCGAACCGCCCTGTCGAGGTCGGGGTTGCTCGGCGCAAGATGCCCGACCGCCAGCGCGATGAGGGCGAGGAGCACCGGGACGGCGATGATGGTCAGCAACAGCGCGGTCAGCGCTCTAGAAACGGCCGAGCGTGCGCTCCCGACCGCCGCGGCGATCTCCGCGGCCTGCTCTGGCGTCATCGAGGCGCTCGAGCGCCCACTTCGAACACCGTAGATGGCCCGGTGCACCATGCCGCGAAGCGTCTTCGGGTAGCGCGCCATCGTCTCGACGCTACAGCGTCCGCCGCGCCCTCGTCACGCGCATCCCGTCCCCCGGTCGCGTGCCACCCCGGACTAGCCTCCCCCTCGCGCGCGCGAGCACCGTGCGGGGCGTGCGCACCCTCGCCCTCGACGCAGACGGAGACCTCGCAGTCGCGAACGGTCAGCTCACGCTCGTCGATGGCGCCGACGCCGTGCGCCAGGCGCTCCAGCTTCGGCTCTCGATTTGGCAGGGCGAATGGTTCGCCGACACGACGGTGGGCGTTCCGTATCTGCGATTCCTCGGGATCCCCGGGGCGCTCCCCCTCGCGGAATCGCTGCTGCGCCGCGCGATCTCGACGTGCCCCGGCGTCGCGACCCTCGACCGCTTCTCTTTGACCCTCGACGCCCGACGCCGCGCGGTCGTGTCGTTCGCCGTGACCGCGATCACGGGCGAACCCGTCGAGGTCTCCGACTTCATCGCAGGTGACGCATGAGCTACGGGCTGACCTCGACGGGCTTCGAAGCGAAGGGCGCCGACACGATCGCCGACGAGCTCGCCGCGGCGCAGCGCGCGTCGCCCGCCCTCGGGGCCGCGTGGGTCACCAGCGCCGAGAGCCCGAGCGGTCAGCTCAACGGGATCATGTCCGCGAAGCTCGCGGAACTCTGGGAGCTCGCGGGGGTGGTCTACCGCTCGCGCGATCCCCGCTTCGCGAGCTTCACGGGCCTCGACTCCGTGTGCGGCCTCACGGGCACCACGAGGCGCGCGGCGACGAAGGGCACCGTCACGCTCACGCTGACCGTCGCAGCCGGCCGCACGATCCCCGCGGGGTCGGTCGCGCACGTCGACGGTCAGCCCTCGAACCGATGGGTCACGCTCGCCGACGCTGTGAACATCGGCGGGTCTCCGACGACGGTGGCGGTCAACGCTGAGGCCGAGAGCGCGGGCGTCTACGTGGGCAACGCGGGCACCATCACGGTCATCGCCACGCCCGTGACCGGGTGGACCGCCGTGACCAACGCGGCCGACGCGGTGAGCGGTGCGGCCGCGGAGTCCGACCCGGTGCTGCGGTCGCGACGCGAGCGCGAGCTCTTCGCGGGCGGGACCTCGCCGGTCGATGCGATCCGCGCGGCGCTCTCGCGGGTGTCGGGCGTGTCGGTCGCCGAGATCGCCGAGAACCCCACGAACCTCTACGACGGGCTCATGCCCCCACACTCCATCGAGGCCATCGTCCAGGGCGGCACCGACGCGGCCGTGGCGAAGGCGCTCTGGGGCGCGAAGGCGGCGGGCATCGAGCTCTATTCGAGCGCCGACACCCCCACGGAGGTCGAGATCACCGACGCGGGAGGCTTCACCCGCACCATCGTGTTCACCCGCCCCGCGTCGGTGAACTGCTACGCGGAGGTCACGCTGGTGATCGACGCCGCGCTCTACCCGGGCGACACCACGATGCGCGACGCGATCGCGAACGTCACCACGGGGCAGCGCGCCCGGCAGACGCTGCGCATGAGCGACGTCATCGCGGCGGCGCGGGCCATCGCGGGGGTGCGCGACTGCACGCGCGTCCGCCTCGGTCGCACGAGCGGGACCCTCGCGGCCACCAACCTCATCGCGAGCGCGCGCGACGTGCTGAAGCTCGCGTCGGGCCGCGTGACGGTGGTGCTCGACCCGGTGCAGCAGTGACGGAGCCCTCGCACATCACCGCGCACGCGCACGACACGGCGCACGCCGCGGAGGGGCTCGCGCTGCTCACGGCGGCGCTGCGCGGGAAGCCGGTGATGACGGCGCTGCTCACGTCGTGGCTCGACGAGGTGCAGGCCGTCGAAGATGCGCTCTGGAGCCTCTACGGCCTCGGGATCGACGAGAGCAGCGACGCGGCGCTCGACCAGCTCGGCGTGGTGCTCGGTCACCCTCGACCCGACGGGCTCTCCGACGCGCTCTATCGCCGGGTGCTGCACGCGGTGGTGATCGCGCTCCGCTCGAGCGGCACCGGCGACGAGATCCTCCGCGCGACGCACGAGCTCCTCGACTCGTGGGCCTTCACGATGACCGAGGCTTTCCCCGCCACGGTGATCGTCGAGCCCGAGAGCGCGCCCGAGATCCCTGCGCGCTCGATCCTCGGCGTGCTGCGGCGCGTGCGGAGCGGCGGCGTGGGCCTCCAGGTGCTCGACGTGCCCGAGGGCGACA